GTGGTGGTTATCAAACCGCTGGTACTCATGGTACAAACACAACCTTAGATTCAAATACAGCAGTAGGTGGAGGTGGAGGAGCAAGTCATGGTGCTGATGCTCAAGTTGGTGGTTCAGGTGGAGGTGGTGCTGGTATACAGTTTAGTAATCCATCACAAGAATTAGGAGCTGCAGGAACAGCTGGTCAAGGTAGTGCAGGTGGTAATGGTTCTGCTAGTCCTCCATACTATGGAGCAGGTGGTGGTGGTGGAGCAGGAGCAGTTGGAGGTACTGGAACAGGCACAAATGGTGGTAATGGAGGAGATGGTGTAATATCAGCAATAGACAGTAATTACTATGGTGGAGGTGGAGGTGGCTCTGTTTATACAACAAATGGAACAGCAGGTACTGGAGGAACAGGCGGTGGTGGTGCAGGAGGACAAGGTGGAGCAGGAACAAGTGGAACTGCTAATACTGGCGGAGGTGGTGGTGGAGCAGAAAGAGATTCCCCAGCAGGAGGTAATGGAGGTTCAGGAATAGTAATAATAAAATATAAGTTTCAATAAACATTTTCGATCAATTACAGCATATTTATAATAAACAATATCAATAATACAAGTTATGGAAAACAAACAATTTAGTGTAGAAGAACTCGAGCAGATCAAAAAACTGCAAGAAAAATACAATGCAATAGGTATTCAACTCGTGCAACTCAAACTTACTCGCAAAAATGCTGAGGTTTATTTAAAAACTCTAGTAGAACAAGAATTAGAACTAGAGAACCAGATAATGGAAACAAACGTAGAAGAAAAAAAGTTAGCTGAGGAATTTGATACCAAATATGGAGCAGGATCATTAGATCTTGAATCTGGAGTTTTTACACCAAATAAATAATTATTTTAAGGTTTTCAAGGTATATTGTTATATTTATATATAAATTAACAAACTAAACTACAACAATGGCCGAGAGAATAGTATCACCAGGTGTTTTCACTAACGAAAAAGATTTATCATTCCTTCCAGCAGGAATCGCAGCAATAGGAGCTGCAATCATTGGTCCATCATTAAAAGGACCAGCTTTTGTACCAACCGTAATTAATAGCTTTGATGACTTTATTGCTAAATTTGGTGGTCTAAGCGAAGAAACATATTTACCATATGCTGTACAAAGCTACTTGAAAAGTGCTGGTACAGTTACTATAGTACGTGTTTTACAAGAAGGTGGATACAATGCAAATTCATTTCACATTATTGCAACAACTGGATCTGTAAGTAAATTAATTGGTGTTATTATGCCAACTACTACAGTAGGAAGTTCAACTGGAAAAGGCTTTGAAAAAACTTCATGGGCACTTCCAAGTGGTAGTATCACAGGATCTTTTGGAATTACTTTATCTGGTTCTGGTGTAACAGCTCAGAATATTACAGCTTCTGCAAATCCATCAAGCGTAGATTCATTTACAAATGTATTAGGTACTTCAGTAAAAGGATCTAAAAGAGGATATATGTATACTTACTTTTCTGAATATGCTACATCATTGTTAACCTTATCAGGTTCTTCAATTAGTTTTGTATCAGCATCAGCAAATGCTTTAGTAAACTTATCTGGTTCAGCTGGCGCAGTTAATAAAGGAAGTACTCCTTTTATTCAATCGCAAATCATTGGTAGTGAAAAACTCAACTTATTTAAAATACACACTTTAACAGATGGTCTTGATGCAAATACTTCTTACAAGATTAGTATTATAAACAACATTTTACCTGGATCTGATCCTGGATCTGATTACGGTTCATTTACTTTACTAGTTCGTGAATACACAGACACTGACCAAAGACCAGTAATATTAGAAAACTATTCAGGATTAAACTTAGATCCAGATTCAGCTAACTATATTGCTCGCAGAATTGGTGATAAATACAATCAAGTAAGTAATTTAGGAGTAATTAGCATTTATGGTGATTACAACAACGTATCTAAATACATTAGAATTGAAACAGATGCAGCTGTATCGACTAAGTCAGTATCAGCAAATGTTAAGCCTTTTGGTTTTGCAGCAGTTGTACAACCAGTATCATCAAGCTTCTCAATGCCAACAGCATCTTTTGTAACTCAAGCAACTCAAATTAATGGTGCTTATAGTAAAAAAGCTTATTACGGTTGGGATTTTACTTCAACAGATAATGACAACTACTTAAAGCCATTAGCAGCAGGAACAGTAACTAACGGTAATGGATTTAACTTAGATGAGTCATTTGTACACGTAAGTGCATCAGCAACAAACACCAACACAGTAATACCAGCTGGAAGAAGTATTTCAGGTTCTACTTTTGTAGGACTAGATATAACCACTTTCTTAAAGTTTGGTGTACCTTTCCAAGGTGGTTTTGATGGAATGGATCCAGCAATTACAAAAAATGTAGGTTCAGCAATTACAGCTGGTAATGTATTTGGTATGAATTGCACAAACGCATCATCACTAGGATCGGTAGCTTATATTAAAGCATTAAATGTTTTAAGTAATGCTGACGAATATGACATGAATTTAATTGTAACACCAGGTATCACAATTGCAAATCACTCATCAATTATTAATAAAGCAATTGAAGTTGCTGAAGATAGAGGTGATTGCTTTGTAATAGCAGATCCAGTTACTTATGGATACTCGGTAGACTCAGCTATATCAGCAGTGTCTGATAGTGGAATTGATTCTAACTATGTAGGTACATACTGGCCATGGGTTAAAATATTAGACACCGATAAAAACAAACCAGTTTGGGTTCCACCAAGTGTAGTTATACCACGTGTAATAGCTTTTAATGACTCAGTAGCATACGAATGGTTTGCACCTGCAGGTTTAAATCGTGGAGGTGTTAGTGAAGCAGTTGATATTGAATTAAAACTTAATCAAGCTAATCGTAATGATTTATATGAAAATAAGATTAATGCAATTGCAACTTTTCCAAATCAAGGAGTTTGTATTTGGGGTCAAAAAACATTACAAGCTAAGCCTTCTGCTTTAGATCGTATTAATGTAAGACGTTTAATGATTACATTAAAAAAGTTTATTGCAAGTTCAAGTCGTTATTTAGTATTTGAAAACAATACAACTACAACTCGTCAAAGATTCTTAAATATTGTAACACCATATCTAGAAACAGTAAAGTCTCGTCAAGGTCTATATGCTTTCAGAGTAATAATGGATGAAACAAACAATACGCCAGATGTAATTGATAGAAACATCATGTATGGTCAAATCTACTTACAACCAGCAAAAGCAGCAGAATTTATTATATTAGACTTTAATATCTTACCAACTGGAGCAACTTTTACTAACGCATAATATTTAATATAAAACAAACATGGCTAATTTAATAGAAAATAATCAAATCTTTTACACACCTTTCGAACCGAAAGTACAAAATAGGTTTATATTACAAATTGATGGTATTCCATCTTTTATTTGTAAAAAAGTATCTCGTCCAGCAATTGAGTGTGGTGAGGTAGTTTTAGAACATATCAACATTCAACGTAAGTTAAAAGGTAAATGTAAGTGGAGTGATGTTACTTTAACATTATATGATCCAATTGTTCCATCAGGAGCTCAAGCAGTAATGGAGTGGGTTAGAACAGCTCACGAATCAGTAACTGGAAGAGATGGATATGCAGATTTCTATAAAAAGAATTTTGATATCTTTGTACTTGGACCAGTAGGTGATAAAGTTGAAAACTGGAAGATTTGGGGTGCTTACATTAAGACTGCAACTTTTGGTGATATGGATTGGGCTACAGAGACAGCAGTTGAAATTAGCTTAACTATAGCTTACGATTACGCAGTATTAGAATACTAACAGCATAACGGATTAGGACCGTTACTAGCTACGGCTAAATATAAACCATTTCAAAGTGTCGCTACCGAGAAATGGTTTTTTTTGTGCAATAGTTGCATATCTTTTATATATTGCGTATATTTATAATAAACCACATTAAATAGTTTTAAAAGTATGAGCAAAGTTGTAAACGACAGTTACCCAAACAATAATCGTCAAATGTCAGACGAAGAAATCAAAGCTAAATTCTTAGCAGAATCAACAAACACAGGAGTAATGGAAACATTCCAAAAATTGGATGTTCCAACTGAAATCATTGACCTACCTAGTAGAGGATACTTCTATCCAGAAGGACATCCATTATCAACTGGAAAGATTGAGATGAAGTATATGACTGCTAAAGAAGAAGATATTTTAGCATCACAAAACCTTATCAAGCAAGGTGTTGTAATAGATAAGTTATTACAGTCGCTAATTGTTACCAAGATTAATTATAATGATCTATTAACCATAGATAAGAACGCAATCTTTATTGCAGCTCGTATTCTAGGTTATGGTAAAGATTATGAAGTAGAAATTGAATGTCCAAAATGCAGTACAAAATCTAAACATAATATTGATTTACAAGAGTTTGGTGAAAAAGAAGTTGATTGGACTAAATACACAAAAGGTGAATGTAATCATAAGTTTACATTACCACTTAGTAAAAAAGAATTAACACTTAAGTTTTTAACTCACGGAGATGAAAAAAAGATTGAAGATGATTCTAAAGCAGCTAAAAAGCTAACTAAGATTCTTGGATCTGATGCAGACTTAACAACTCGATTAAAAAACATAATTATAGCAGTTGATGGTGATACTTCTGTTGGAACTATCAATAAAACAGTAGATACAATGCTATCAAGAGATTCGTTTGCACTACGCATGCATGTAAAAAACAACACACCAGACGTTGACACAACCTTTGCATTTAGTTGTCCTAATTGCGAACATGAGCAAGAAAACATGGCCTTGCCCATTGGAGTGTCGTTTTTTTGGCCTGGGGTCTGATTATAGGCCCGTCCTGTACGATCAAATATTTGACCTTATGTATTATGGAAAAATGGGTTGGTCATGGACAGAATTGTATAACTTACCGGTGTATCTCAGAAGATATTATTACCTCAAGTTATCAAAAATTAAGAAAGATGAAAACAATGCTGAAAAAAGTGCCTACGATAAGGCTAATTCAGGACGAAGATAAACACAAAGAGAGCCAGTTAATTACTGGCTTTTCTATTTTACAAACTATTTATATATAAAGTATTGCACAATGAAAAAATCAGACATACATAAGATTATACACGATGAAATCCAAAATCATAGAATTGAGGAAGGTATAACTAGCTGGTTGATAGATAAGGTTGCTAATGGGTTTAGGTGGTATGCTAAT